TAAGAATGATTAAACCTTATTACATTAATTATAATAGAAGTGGTTTTGTTGCTACAATGATTAGTTTATTTAATAATGAAAAATTTGATTTTAATGAATTTATACACAAGCTTACATTGCAACCTATTGCTTTAGTTGATTGTTCAAATAGAACACAATACAAAACTTTAATAGAAGATATTTATAATTATAGGTCAAGAAAAAAAGTTAGTTTAAGATATTAATTATATGAAAACACGAAAAAGCAAAGTCATTACCTTAAGAGTAACAGACGAAGAAAAGAAGCTTTTACAATTGAAAGCAAGGCGCACACGAAAGACGTTAAGCGCATACATTTTAAGTAAAACAATAAAGTAACAATGGAACAGAAAAACAACACAGGTGCAATCTTTAAGAACGATTACAAAAAAACGGAGCAGCACCCAGACTACAAAGGTAAAGCAATGATCGATAACAAAGCTAAAGACGTTGCAGTATGGTTAAACGAATCACAGAACGGTAAGAAGTATTTTAGTATTAAGTTTTCAGAACCTTACAAAGAAGCTGAAGCACCTAAACAAGATATGCCACAAGACTTACCCGATACCGATTTACCTTTTTAAGTTAGGTGTGTTCAAATCAAGGAAGCGTACAGAAATGTGCGCTTTTTTTTATTAACAACGTTTCGTTTAAAACTACGTCTATACACTATTAGAAAATAATCACTACATTTGTTTAGATACTAATCAATGAAATGGCTTAAGAAAGTTGCAGAACATCACGAAGACTATTTGCGAATCGTAAAGAGTTTAGGAGTTGACGACTTGGCTGAAGACATAGTACAGGAAATGTACATTAAGATTAGTAAGTATTGTTCGCCAGAACGCATACTACAAGAAAACGGAAAAGTAAACAAATACTACATAAGGTGCGTACTTTACAATTTAGTCTTTGATTACCGTAAACAACAAAACAAGCATAAGAAAGTTAATATAGAAGAAGTCTACAATTTGGGTGTTGAATACGATTACATAGAAGAAACAGAAGCTTTTACTTCATTGATTAGAAAAATTGATAGCGAAGTAGAAACTTGGCATTGGTACGATGAAATGTTATTTAACCTGTATCGTGATAGCGGCAAGTCAATTAGAAAACTTTCTGAAGAAACACGGATTAGTACAAGCAGCATATTTCAAACATTAAAGTATTGTAAGAACCAAATACGAATAAATGTAGGCGAAGACTACGAAGATTTTATAAACGAAGACTACGAACATTTATGAACGAAAAAGATGTTAAAGCAGAAATTAAAAGACTAAAGACAAAGATAAAAGGCGATATGTACGAAGATATGGAAACATTACAACAGATATACGAACTAAAGCTAATCTTAAACCCAGAAATAGAAAACAAACCAGAACTTGACGATAACGAATGTTTATCGTGTGGTGCTTAAATAAAAACAAATGGAAAAGAAACCAAGAAAAAAACGAACTACAAAAAAGAAGTCTGAAGGATTAGGCGACACAATAGAAAAGATAACAGAAGCAACAGGCATAAAAGCAGCGGTTAAATGGTTAGCTGGTGACGATTGCGGTTGTGAAGAACGTAAAGAAAAGCTTAACAAACTTTGGCGCTATACACAACCTAAATGCCTACAGGAAGACGAACACGAATGGTTGAACGAATGGTACACTAAAAGACGTGAAACTATGCGACCAAGTGATCAAAGAAGAATGTTAGAAATATACAATAGAATCTTCGACACAAACCAACAGGCAACACAATGTTCAAGTTGTTTAAGAGAAATTAACACGAAAATGTATAAAGTATTTGAAACTTACGACAATGGCGAAAAGAGGTAGACCAAGAAAGATAGAAAGCACAGAACAAATGTATGATATGTTCAAAGCTTACAAAGTAGAAAGAAAAAGCAATCCAAGAATAAAGTACCACCTAAACCAAAGAAGCGGTGATATGGTTGGAGAACCTTTAGAAGTGCCTTTAACAATGGAAGGCTTCGAACTATTTTGTTGGAATCAATACGACTTAACGATAAGCAATTACTTCGATAAGAAAGAAGAATACAAAGAATTTTATACCGTCTGTTCACGTATACGTAAGGAAATAAGAGAAGACCAAATTACAGGAGGTATGGTTGGACAGTATAACCCAAGCATAACACAACGTCTGAACGCACTAAAAGAGCAGATAGAACAAACTAATATAGAGCAACCTTTATTCCCCGATGTTAGCGAGAACGACTGCGATAAATAAAATACTTGCGTTAAAAAAACGAATCAAAATTATACAAGGCGGAACTTCTGCTGGTAAGACATTTGGCATACTTCCAATACTCATAGACAAAGCAGCAAAGAAAGGTGGTTTAGAAATTAGCGTAGTAGCGGAGAGCATACCACATTTAAGACGTGGTGCTTTACGTGACTTCTTAAAAGTAATGAAGTGGACAAATAGATTCGTAGACGACAGGTTTAATAAGTCACTACTAAAATACGAATTTGCAAACGGCAGCTTTATAGAATTCTTTAGCGCAGACGATTCAAGCAAGTTAAGAGGTGCAAGACGTGACATTCTTTATGTTAACGAATGTAACAATGTAAACTTTGAAGCTTACAACGAATTAAGCATACGAACAAAACACGAAGTATATTTAGACTTTAACCCAGCCAATGAATTTTGGGTTGAAGAAATCAAAGAAGACAAAGAAGCAGACTTTATAATTCTAACGTACAAAGACAACGAAGCACTTGACAAAGGTATAGTTGACCAAATAGAAAAGAACCGTTTAAAAGCAGAAACAAGCACTTATTGGCGCAATTGGTGGAAGGTATACGGTCTTGGTGAACTTGGTATGTTAGAAGGTGTAGTTTTTAGCAACTGGAAACAGATTGACACAATACCAAAAGAGGCACGACTTGTAGGCATAGGACTTGACTTTGGTTACACGAACGATCCTACAAGCTGCATTGAAATCTACAAGCATAACGAAAAACGAATACTGAACGAAATAGTATATCAAACAGGAATGTTAAATAGTGACATAGCAAACAAGCTACCAAAAGACGTACCTGTATACGCAGATAGTGCAGAACCTAAAAGTATTCGCACATTACAACTTGCTGGAATAACGATTAAAGGCGTAACAAAAGGACGTGACAGTATCAACTACGGAATTGATGTAATGCAACGTGAAAACTATTTAGTTACTTCTAATAGCACAAACTTAATTAAAGAGTTAAGAAGCTATTGTTGGGACACAGACAAAACAGGTAAACGACTAAACAAACCTATCGACAATTACAATCACGCAATCGATGCGGTGCGCTATCACGAAATGGAAACGTTAGGAATGAATAAAAATTACGGAAGCTATAATGTACTATGATAGATTTAAGAAAAGGTGATTGTTTAGAAGTAATGAAGTCAATACCTAACGCCTCAATAGACGCTATAATTACAGACCCTCCTTACGGAACGACACAATGTAAATGGGACAGTGTGATTGATTTCGAGTTGATGTGGGAGCAACTGAATAGAATTATTAAACCTAATGGAGCAATAGTGTTATTTGGAAGTGAGCCTTTTAGTAGTGCTTTGAGAATGAGTAACATTAAGAATTATAAATATGATTGGATTTGGGATAAAGTTACATCTGCTAATTTTATACAGTTTAAGAACGTACCTGCAAAATGCTATGAAAACATTTGTGTTTTTTATAAGAAAAAACCAACCTACAACCCACAGATGGAAGTTAAAGAAAAGAAAAATCTAAGACCAATTAGCAATAAAAAAATATCAAACAGAGAGATATTCAAGATGGCTAGTGGAGAGGAAAAAAGAGGTGCTAATTATAGTGAAAAGTTGAAATACCCTAGAGCTATACAAGTTTTTAATCGAATGTCTAAAGAATGCAATACTTTAAACAGACAACACCCAACACAAAAACCAATTGCATTAATGGAATACCTAATAAAAACATATACGCAAGAAAAAGAAACAGTATTAGACTTCACAATGGGGAGTGGTAGTACAGGTGTAGCTTGTCAAAATACAAACAGAAACTTTATAGGTATTGAAAAGGATGCAAAGTATTTTAACATAGCACAGGATAGAATAAAAGAAAACGAATATAAATTATTTTAGTCTGTAAAGTACAAAAAAACGAAAAAAAAGTTATTACTATATGAAGTTAGATATTTTACTACCTACTAACCTTTCAGAAATACCTTTAAGTAGGTATCAAGAATTTATTGCTATGAAAGAAAAAAGCAATGATGAAGAATTTATAGCACAAAAAATGATACAGATATTTTGTGGTATGAAGTTAGGCGAAGTGGCGAAGATTAAAATAAAGCACTTAAACGAATTAATCGCACACTTTACAAAAGTGTTTAGTGAAAAGCCACAACTAATAAGAAAGTTTAAAATTAAAGACATAGAGTTTGGCTTTATTCCAAAGTTTGACGATATAAGCTTTGGTGAGTATGTAGACTTGGAGAACTATATGAAAGATTGGAAAACGTACCACAAGGCTTTAAGCGTTATGTATAGACCGATTAAAAACACGAACAAAGATAAGTACGAAATAGTAGACTACGAACCAAATGAAGATATGCAAGACTTAATGAAGTTTGCACCTTTAGACGTAGCGATAAGCAGCAGTTTTTTTTTGTC